AATTGACGCCGAGGCGGTTGAGTTAAAACAGGATCGGGACCGTGCAAACGACTGACACACTTGAAGCGGCTGTAAACAGCCTGCTTATGCCTTCGAATGAAGTTGCTGAAACCCAGCAAGACGCCGATGAGGCGGATCAGATCGAAGAGGAACAGGGCGAATATGAGGGCGATCAAGCCCAAGATGACGCCGAGAATTCCGAGGACGACGGCGAAGAGCCTGATGCCGAGGATACTGAGGATGAGGACTACGAAGAAGCCGAGGCCAATGAGACGCCAGACGTGTTCACCGTCAAAGTTGACGGCAAGGACACCGAGGTCACGCTCGAAGAGCTAAAGCGGTCTTTTTCGGGACAAGCCTACATCCAGAAGGGAATGCAAGAGGCCGCGACGATCCGCAAGGAAGCCGAGGCACTTTTCCAAACCCTTCAAAGCGAACGGCAGCAATTCTTTGCGACGTTGGAAAACATCCAACAGCAGGGAATAATTAAGGCCCCGCAGGCTCCTGATCTCCGAATGTTGGACAGTGATCCCATCGGATACATGCAGGAGAAGGCGAAATACGACATCAAGGCACAAGAGTTCCAAGCCCAGCAGCGGCAGCTTTCTGAACAGTCGGAGCGCCAGCGCGCTTTGCAGGATCAGGCAATGCAGTTTCAACTGCAAGAGCAGGCCGCCAAGCTGAAGCAGGCAATTCCTGAGTTTGCGAACCCTGAGAAGGCCGCAAAACTCAAGACGGACCTTTTGCAGTTTGCGTCGAAATACGGGCTTTCGGCTGAAGAAGTGGCAAGCACTGTCGATGCTCGCCTTGTGCAGGTTTTGTATGACGCTTTCAGGTTCAACCAGCTTCGCGCGGGAAAGGATATGGCTAAAAAGAAGCCAGAACCTCCGCGCAATGTGAAGCCGGTGCCTCGCAAGCCTGCACCCGAAAAAATCGTTCGTGATCGGCAGATGAAGGTAGCGAAGCGGTCAGGAAAGCCAGAGGCTTTCATTGATCTGCTTTTCAGATGAAACCCCGATGAAGGACTGCTAAAATGGCACAGCCAACCAATACCCTCGACTCCTACGACGTTCGCGGCATCCGCGAAGACCTTTCCGACGTGATCTACGATATCTCGCCGGAAGAAACGCCGTTCTACACCGCTTGCGCTAAGGCAAAAGCGTCCAACACGCTGCATGAGTGGCAGACCGACGCGCTGCGTTCGTCGGGCGATAACGCTCACATCGAAGGCGACGACACCATCGCTGAAGCCCGCTCGGCCACTGTTCGCTTGAACAACCGGACGCAAATCTTCAAGAACAGCGTCGTCATCCCCGGCACGGATCAGGGCCTGAACAAAGCCGGTCGCGCACGCGAAATGGCCTATCAGGTTCTGAAGATTGCCAAAGAGCAGAAGCTGGACATCGAAAAAGCGATGTTTGCCAACCAAGCAAAAGTTGCTGGTGACAGCTCGACCGCACGCCGCATGGCTGGCGTTCCTTCTTGGCTGACCACCAACACCAACTTCCAATCCGGTTCTTCGGGTGCAGACCCGACCGGCGACGGCTCGAACGCTCGTACCGACGACGGCACCCCGACTGCATTCTCGCAGACCAAGTTCGACGCTGTTATGCAGTCGATCTGGGTCTCGGGCGGCAAGCCGGACAGCGTGTACCTGTCGGCGTTCCAGATGAACCTTGCTCTGGGCTTCACTGGTAACAACAACCAGCGTTCGAACATCACGGCTGAAGCTGAGAAGGTCATCAAGCACATGGCCGTCTACGTCACCCCGTGGGGCACTGTTGAATTCAAACCGACCCGCGAAAACCGCGCTCGGGACGTGTTCATCATGCAGGACGACATGTGGGCCGTTGGCGTTCTGCGTGCGACCAAGAACGAAGAACTGGCCAAGACCGGCGACAACGAGAAGCGTCAGGTCGTCACCGAACTGACCTTGGTCTGCCGGAACGAAAAGTCTTCGGGCGGCATCTTCGACAACACTGTCGCATAATCGTAATGGGGCGGGCTTCGGCTCGCCCCTTTCCTCATCTCATGGCTGAAGGAAAATCCCATGCCCTCAAATTACTTTGAGAACTACGGCATCGTCACGGTCACGTCTGCGACTGTCACGATCACCGACGAGGCTCACGTTGGCCAGCGCGTTATCTTCAACCGCGCTGCCGGTGTGACCGCAACCCTGCCGGAAGCTACCGGCTCGGGCAACCGCTACGAGTTCATCGGCCTTGCCGATGCCTCGGGCAGCCAGATCATCAAGGTGGCTGATAACACCGACGTGATGATGGGCATCGCCTATCTGGGCAACGACAGCGCAGGTGCTTCGTGCTTCTACACTGCCGACACCTCGGACACCATCACGCTGGATGGCTCGACCCGTGGCGGCCTCAAAGGCTGGCGTGTAGTCCTTGACGACATCGCTGCCAACACTTGGGCTGTGATTGTCATGTCGGAGGCATCTGGCACCGAAGCAACGCCGTTCTCGGCCACTGTTTCGTAATCAAAGAGAGGGGCGGGCTTCGGCTCGCCCCCTTGCCAATCATGAATGAATATCGGGTAACATGCGACGGCATTTTCCGTGGGGGCATCCGCTACAGGCGGGGGCAAATTCTGCGTATGCCGCCAGAGGTTGCCGACATCATGCGGAAAGTCTATCCGCATCTGACCTTTGAGGGCGTGAATGACGAAAATAGCGGAACAGATGTTCGAGGAGGACGGGAAGATCATTGTGCGGCAGACGCACGACTTCAACCCGGTCTTGGAGAAGGCAAAGATGCTCCGAAACGCAGGGGCAGGCCACCTCGGGGAAAGCAAGCTGGTGGGCTTGGTCCCGATGAAGGTTTGGGCTGAGTGGGCGAAGAAATGGGGCGTCAATCCCAACGACACGGCGGCCATGCGTGAGGTTGTGGCCCGCGAGATGAACAGCAGCGACAACGCCCATCTGCGCGTTTGGGAAGGCAAGTACTGATCTTGGTATCGTGAGGGGCGCGATGGTGGATGATAAGCCGTAGCGCAGTCTGATCTTCGACCGATACAAAGCCAATGGCCTCGCAGCGCCCCTCACTTGCATTAACTATCTGATTGCCACGGTGGCTGGCAAGCCTCTGCCTCGTTTTTAATGCGGTTGATTTCTTCAAGATTGCCTCGGCACATGTATTCGATCAGCGAAAGCTGCTCCTGCGTGACCCACCACGCAGGTAACTTGACGTAGCCCGCCCGCCTCAAGGCTCTCGCACCGGGGCTGTTGCTGACTTCACGCGGCATTGTCGTCCTTCATCTCATCAAGCAAGTTCCAGATTATTGCGGCCCTGTTTCTGCGCGTCTTGATCTTTCCCTCCTCCAGCTGCACGGCGGCTTCGGTGAGCAGCCACGTTGCCTGCGCCAGCTTGGCGGTCAGGGCTTCGATCTCCTTCTCGGCCTTGATGAAGTCGTTCTCCACCATGCAGGCTTCTTGCTCTGCCAAGTCCGCCTCGTCGCTAATGTCCTTCACCACTCGCTCAAGACGCTCGTTCTCTGCGGTCAGGGCTTCGATGCGGTCGGCGGCTTCCCAACCATCATGCCCCAGCGGTTCATATTCGTCAGCACGACGCAGCCGCTTCACCAGTTCTTCGTCAGTCATCGTCCCCCTCCATCATCTGTTTCACCAGTGCTGGCACCTTGCGCCATTTGTAGATGCTTGGCGCTGATACGCTATAAAGGGCCGCAGCTTTCTTTACTCCGAAGCGCGCGGCAGAGCGCAGGGCCTCAACGCGAAGCTCGTCCGTCAGGCCGTAGTCTGGATGCAGTCCGGTCATTTCACACAACTCCCCTGCACCCACTGCTTGTCGGCGGCGATGCACTGTTCGTAGCGCACCTGACCGCGCTCCAAGTCGGCAAGGATCAGATGACCGATGCCGTAGATAAAGAACGCAAGGCAGGCGATGCCCGCCAGCGGCACGATGTTGTCCCAGAAGTCAGTCATTTCCGCCCCCTCTGCCATGCAAGGCGGCTGATCCTGTTGGCCAGATCGTCCAACTCCGCCACGCTCATGTCGCGGCTGTCCAGCAATGCGGTGTAGATCGCGTTTGTCAGCCGCTTGGATGGCAGCACAGCCGATCCCTGAATGATCGCCGCCACCGCTTCAGACTGCACGTCACGCACGGGCATGGTCTTCGGTTCTCTGTTCCAGAACATTATTCGTCCTCCTCCGGCAGGTCAAAGCAGGTCAGCCGCACCAACTGTCCCGACGCTGCCAACTCTGACAGCTTGCCCGAGACGACGGCGTCACTCATGTTCAGCGATGTCGCGATCTCCTCGACCGTGCCACGGCCATCGCTTTCGATTAGGTCCAAGATCATCTCGGCCAGCGCATCATCTTGCGGCAGAGGTGCTGCATCTAAGATGCTCACAGCAAGCCAAGGCGTGCGGTCTGGCCGGGTCATGTTAGGCACGACGATGGCCTGCACCTTCTGGCCGACACGCACGCCTTTTTCGAGCATGACCTTGCTCGGGATGAAGACGTTCTCGTTGCTCTCGGTCAGCGCGAAGGCCGATCCTGTAGGCAGTTGGTTAGTTAGTAGGATTGTTTGCTGCATTGTTCTCTTCCAGTTGCTTGAGTTGGTCTTCCGCATCGCGGATGTAAAATGCTAAAACCGTGGTTTCCTGTGACAGCCACGATGGCCTGACGCCGCTCCCGTATCTATTCTCCAGATCGTCCATCTGGGCCTGCTTCTGGGCGATGTATTCGCGGAGTTTGTCTGCCTCGGTCATCACATGATCCCCAATCTGTCTAAGGCGAAGTATGATCTTTTGTACGCCTTGATTAGTCCATCAACGCAGGCGATCCTGTCCTCAATGCCGGGCGTCATGCGGTCAAAGGGTGTGTTGATCAGCGTTTCCCGATAATCCCACAGGGCGGTCAGGACGATGTGCGTGTCCATTGCTCCAAGTTTGACGGCCATGATTACCACCCCATCCCGAGGCCGACGAGAAAGCCCGCGTAGAGCAGGCCGAAGATGCAGAGGATGCCGATCAGGTCGGCGGCGATGTCTCGGATACGCATTATTTGATCTCCTTGTTTGCGATGGTTGTATTAAGCAGCGGCACGGGCTGCATCGCTCTTGCCACGGGCATACCAATCGGCACCCGCAGCGATCACCTGACCAAACTTTACATATGACGCAAAGCGGATTGAGGTGTTGTCCTGATGGTCGCGCACCCCGTCAAGGTAGGCGCACTCAGCGTAGAAGTTGGGGAATTTCATCTTTTGTCTCCTTGTTTGCTAGTTCGTATCCCCACAATACAGCCTGCCACACCGCGTGCAAGCAGAAAAATGCACTTGACGCAAAATTATTTCACAAATAGACAGGCCAAACCGAAGCACAGGAGGACGCCGTGAAGGCACAAGACCAAATCAGACAGTGGGCGGCGGACGGCGGGCGCAAGCTTGGCTGGATCGCTGACCAAGTCCCCGTCGCCAAATCCAGCATGTCACGCTGGATGCAAAACAATATTACGCCCGGTGCAGTGTACCGCAACCGGCTTGCCGAGATCACCGGGATCGACAGCCTGCGCGACAAGGGGACGTGGAAATGAACCGCGCCGAGATATTGGACACCGCCAAGGAATACGTCACCAAGGATCGCGCTGCCACGCACGGCAACCTTGAGGACAATTTCGGCCTGATTGCGGCTTACTGGTCGGCCCACCTCGGGCGGAACATCAAGGCCCACGATGTGGCGGTGATGATGACGCTGTTGAAGCTGGCGCGCATGAAGGCCAACCCAGCACACGCGGACAACTGGGTCGATGGCTGCGGCTATCTGGCCTGCGGCGGAGAGGTAGCCGATAAGGAGAAAGACATGCAGGCCAAGATGCTGGTCGGCTTGAGGGGCGAGGCTCTTTGATTATACTTTCAGCGCGTCCAAAAGGCTTTTTTGCGTGGCATCCTTGTTGCGCAAAACGCCGAGGACGCGCTGATCAATTGTATTGTTCGACACGATAT